GTAAGTTATGGAGCTATTTATGAAAGAGTACGTACTGGAGTAATAAAAGCCAAAAGAGATGGACGTATTACACGTATACCTTATTCAGAATATGAAAACTATATGCAAAGGATTTGAGAATATGCAGACAATCTATGAAACGAATGAGAAAAATAATATAAAAATTTAATAAAAATTATTAAATCATAATTAAAATTGGTGCGTAGCAAGCCATAGCAGAAAGGTTATTAATGTAACAAAAAATAAAAAAAGAAAATAGCAAATCTTTAACGATAATCTTCTTAACAAATTTATTATGGCAGGGAGGTTTGCAAGTGGATTCTGCTATGGTGCTTGGTACGCACCAATGAAAGAGAGAAAAGAATAAATGAAATGTTGGCGTTGTGGTAAAAAATTGAATAAAGGGCAGGTGCATATATTGCATTTAATATGCGGTCTTGCTGTTCCAGTATGTGCTGATGACCGTCAATGTTATTCATTTGCTCAAAAAATAAAAAGGAGTGATAAAAATGTATGTAAATATAAGTAAATATATCTGTATTAAGCATAGAGGTGCTTTAAAAAAAGGTGAAATAAAATTATTTCTAAATTTAATGATGTTAATAAAAAAAGCTGACCAGCATTAAACTAATCAGCAACATAAAAAATTATTCGTAATTTAAGTATAACATAGGAGTAAAAAAATGAAAACAATTGCTATCTATGAATATAAAGATGATGTAAAACCCATCTTAATTATAGCAACTAATTGTATAACTGATTGGGAATATAAAAATATTTTAAATGGTAGATTAAGTGATATATATTTTGATAATAACCGTTGGCATATTGAATATTTTGATGATAAAGGTAATGGTTATGCAGATATTTTACCACCAGATGTGCAGATAATAACAAATAGAAAGGCTGTGGCGTGATGAATTTATATGAAATAAAACAAGAATTTGAAAAGGCTATTGAAGAATGTGTGGACATGGAGACAGGAGAGATAATAAATCCTACTCGTCTTGATGAATTAAATATGGTTTTAACTGACAAGCGAGAAAATGTGGCTTTATATATAAAAAATCTAAGTGCAGAAGTAAAAGCTATTGATGAAGAAGCTAAAAATTTAACCAATAGAAAGAGAGTTCTTAATAATAAAGTAGAAGGATTAAAAAAATATTTAGCTGATAATTTAGAAGGACATAAATTTGAAACTGCAAAAGTTGTAGTTAGTTTTAGAAAATCTGAACAATTAGAGATTAATTCTACAGAACATATACCAGCAGAATATTTAATATCACAAGAACCTAAAATTGATAAAGTGGCATTAAAAAACTCAATAAAACAAGGTATTGAAATAAATGGTGTTCAGATAATTACAAAACAAAATATCCAAATAAAATGAGGTGCTTTAAATGAGTAGAGTTGTTTGTATAATGGGCGAAAGCGGAGCTGGTAAAACTACCAGCCTTCGTAATCTTGATTATAAAACTACATTTATTATTGACGCAGATAGAAAAGGTCTTAGCTGGAAAGGTTGGAAGAAACAATATAATACAGAAAATAAAAATTATGTTCAAACTTCAAATGTAGGTGCTATAGAAAATGTTATTAGTAGGATTGATACAGATTTTAAAGATATAAAAGTTCTTGTAATAGATACTATAAATGCCATTATGGTTGATGATGAAATGGCTCGTATGAAAGAAAAAAATTATGATAAATGGCAAGATTTAGCTACCTGTATATGGAGAGTAATTTCCAAATTGCATTTATTAAGAGATGATTTAACAGTTATATGTATTGCACATTCTCAAACAGATAGAGATGACAGTGGTTTTTATTTTACACGTATAAAAACCAGTGGTAAAAAGTTAGATAAAATCGTTTTAGAGAGTAAATTTACAACAGTATTGTTAGCTAAAGCAGTTGATGGCAACTATGTATTTGAAACATATGCTAATCATTCAACAGCAAAAAGTCCTATGGGGTGTTTTGATAAAGAAATACCTAATGATATAAAAACTGTAATTGAACAATTAATAAAATATGAAAATGATGAGGAGTAATTAACTATGATGAATAAACCTGCAAATTGGGATAGTGTAGAAGCTATTACAGGAGAATATAAAAAATTACCTGCTGGTGGCTATGTATGTAGCATTGTTAGAGCTGAATGTACTAAATCTAAGAATGGAAAAGAGATGTTAAAACTTGCAATAGATATTGCAGAAGGTGAATATAAAGACTTTTACCTAAATCAATATCTACAAGAACAAGAACGAAATAAAGAACAAGCAAAATGGAGAGGTTCATATTATCAGCTTACAGAAGGTGATAGCATGGGACGTTTTAAAGGTATGTTATTAAATATTGAAAAATCAAATTCAGGATATAGTTGGAATTGGAATGAAAAAAGTTTAGAAGGAAAATTATTTGGTGGAGTATTTAGGGAAGAAGAATATATTAATCGTAACGGCGGATTATCTACTGCTGTTAAGTTAATATCAATTAGACCAGTAGAAGGAATTACAGATATTGAACCACCTGCAAAAAAAGTATTAGAAAACAATAATAATTTAGCTGAAAACTTTGGAGAAGAAATTCCATTTTAATGATTAAGTATGGAAAAATTGTAAAGAGAACTGAAGGCGGTGTAATCGCCTTCGTTCCTTGTAAAGATAATGAGATTACAAAGACAGCTAGAAAAATTATTGTTGAAATACCAGATAGTAGAAAAATAAGTATGGCTCAAAGAAGAAAAGCTTTTGTTTTGTTGGGATATATTTCAGCATGGTGGGGATATACTCCATTAGAAGCAACAAAAGAAATAACTAAACAAATGTTTAATGGTCATGTTCCATGTAGTTTTGATACGGATTTTTCTTTATCGAATTGTAGTGTAGAAGTAGCTAGATTATATATAACGTATTTAATAGATTTTTGTATACTTCATGATATAGATATAGGAGAACCTTTATATGAATTATGTGAAGATATTCCTAAATATGTATGGGCTTGTTTAATGAAGAAAAGATGTGCAGTGTGTGGTAAAAAAGCGGAACTTCATCATGTAGATGCTATAGGAGCTGGTAGAAATAGAAAAGAAATACCACAAATAGGAATGCAAGTATTACCACTTTGTAGGGTACATCACAATGAAATTCATAACATTGGTAAATTAACATTTTTGAAAAAATATATTTTACAATCCATAGCATTAACTAAAGATATAGCAAAAATTTATAAGTTAACTAGAAAGAATATGGAGGCGGTAAAATGAACAGCCGATTTATAACTAAAGTAGAAATAAAAAGTAATGGAACACTTGATATCTTTTACAAAGTACTTGATAAAAATAATTGTGTTATAGAAGAACATAAAAATAATTATGTAGAACAGCCATTGCCAAGTTTTTATAATGCACTAAATGATTTAATTAAACCAGTATTAGATATTTTTAAAATAGGAGCAATTTTTTCTAAAAGAATAAAAATATATAAAGTTAATTTTAAAGGTTCTAATGAAGCTACATCAGCAATAATTAGTTGTCTTTTTCATTTAACAGATGATGATGTATGGATACCTATTAATACACATATAAGAAAATATCCTACTGATAGTTTTGAAGATGGACAAAAAGGATTTTTTACTTATGACGTAGTAGATAAGCTTAATATTATAGCAGACGAAGCAATTAAATATTTAGAAGGTAATAGAAATAATATCCAGCAGACATTATTTACAGAAGATAATGCTTCAAATACAGAAATTAATTCTAAAGAAATTGTAGAAAATGTAATAGATGTACCAAATAATGTTGTACAAATGCCAACAGTGGCACAATAAATAGGAAAAGGTGCTTGCCATAAAGACAAGCACCTTCCCATGAGGTAAAAAATATGGAATTAAAACCTTTATCTTTAATAATATCATTTCGTTCTAATTATGCAAAGAAATTAAATAATGATACGCAGGTTTTATATTGGGTATTATGGGATAAGTGGAATTATCTTAGGCGACCTAAAGAATTTAATATAGATAATAATACGTTGATGATAGAAGCTAAATTAAAAAATTATAGTCAGTTAAATGATAGCCGAAAAAAATTGATTGAAGCAGGATTAATAAAATATGTTCCTAGTAAAACAAGAGGTAAAAGTTCAACATATGCTCTAATAAAAAATTATGTTGAAAATGTAACACCAAACCTAAATCAAAACCTAATCCAAAACCCAAAACCAAACCCAAATACAAACCTAAAACAAAACTTAAATGAACCCCAAGAACTCAATAATAATGCGAACTCTTACGACCTCATAACAGAAAATACAAACCTAAAATCAAACCTAACTCAAAACCTAAAAACAAACCCAATACCAAACCTAAAACAAAACCCTAATAAGAGTAATAGAGATATAGAGAATAATATATATTTTTTATATACGCACGCACGTGAGGCTATCGACTTTTATAAAAATAACGTAGCAGTTGATTTAAGTCCTAATGCTCTTATGGTTTTATCGGATTGTGTAGAAGTACATGGGAAAGATGATACATTAAGGGCAATGCAAGAAACCCAAATAAACATGAGTCATCTCAAAGACGTGGCTTTCATGAAATATGCTAGAGGGATTTTACGAAGTTGGGCAAAATATGGCAAGAAACCGCCGTTAAAATTAAAACAAGAAAATAAGCCTAAAGTTAATAAAGCTGTAGATAGTTTAATGGCTCTTATGGAAGGGTGAAGAAAGATGAATGTAAAAGAAGCAGCTACTCTTTTAAGTTATGTTGTAGCAACAATGCCAAATATACAAGATAAAGATCTAAGTGCTACAGCGAAAGCATGGGCAATTATAATGCCTGATATTTCTTTTGAATTAGGACAACAAGCAGTATTAAAAATACTTCGAGATAAGAAGATACCAACCGTACCATTGCCAGGCGAAATAATAAACACAGTAAAGGAAATAGTGAACGGAGAAAATAAAATTAATGCTCCTAGTGATTATGAAGCATGGCAAGAAGTACGAAGCAAAATAGATTTTTACAAACCTAATCAAAAATGGTCGCACCCAGCAATTGAAGAAACTATAAAAATAATTGGTTCTAGGAATATCTGTGGCGGAGATTATAACGTTGCTGATAGATTTATGAAAGTATATAACCGCATTGTAAAACGTACTAATGACCAATATGAAAATAAAGTAACATTGCAGATTATAGATAATACTCCTAAAAATAAGAGTTTATTAACATTTATAGGTGAACATAAGCAAATAGTATTAGGTCAAAAGGTGGTATAACTATGAAAAAGATATGCATCTGTGGTAAGGAGTTTGAGAGTAAAACAGGTAAAGCAAGATATTGTTCACAAAAATGCAGGTTTAAGGAATATTATCAAAAACATAAAGAATTATGGCATTTTTATAATAATAAAAATAGAATAACGAAAAAAGAACAGAAAAAAATAGAAGCAGAGCAAAAAAGGATAGAAGCGGAAAATAAAGCTAAGAGGGACAAACGTAGAAATGACATTAATCGTTTAATGGCAGAAACAGGATTAAAAAATAAATATGGTTTAGTAGCAAGTTTTTATGATACTAACAACTTAGAAGGACTATATAAATATGCTGATTATCTTAAATCTATAGGTGAGATTAAAGAAGATATAAACGAACCTAAAATAGTTAAATCACATGGTGGGAAAATTACAGGTGGATTTGATTATTTCATGATATCAACAAATTAGGAGCAAATTTCTATGGAAGATTTAGAGTCAATAAAAGATAAGCTTGAATATATAGACATTGCAATGAAGTTATTATTGCAATATGGAAAAAATAATCCAGATGTAGTTGATTTTCTTAGTAAAAATACAATGATTGCTAAAGATAAAGAAAATGGTTTTTGTGTAGTAATTAGTTTTAAAAAGATGAGGAATAATAATGAGTGAATTTATAAGTGGAAATGCTGGGATAATAAAAAAAGAGGATATTGTTTTTTTAGAAATATTAGAGCCTAATCCATTCTTTTTAAAAGATGAGTATAAGATATATGCTACTACTTATACTTTAGATAAAGGTGAACGTAAAGTATTGTTGGAAAGCAGAAAAAAGTATAAGGAAATAGAAAAGGAATTTAATAGGATAAAAAAAGAAGTTGAAAATACTGTAAAGAAAAAAACTTGTTGGAAACCAAAAGAACAGGAAACATATTATTATGTTGGTATTTCAGGTGATGTTATAGAAGATAAATGGGATGAAACAACAACTGATTATGCTTTTTTTATAACAGGTAATTGTTTTAAAACTAAGGAAAAAGCAACAAAACATATAACAGAAATATTAAATATTTATGGAGTTAAAAATAATGCAAAATAGACCAAAATATAATGCAAAAAAAACAATAATAGGCAATTTAAAATTTGATAGTAAGAAAGAAGCAGAATACTATTTAAAATTAAAAGCTAAACGTATTAATGGAGAAATAAATTGGATAAAGTTACAGCCAGAATTTTTGATTTTAAGAGGATTTACATTAGAAAATGGGGAGCGTACAAAAGGTATACGTTATGTAGCTGATTTTGAAGTTGAGTATGCTGATGGACATAGAGAAATAATTGATGTTAAAGGTGTAAAAACAGAAGCGTACAAAATAAAAAAGAAAATGCTCCTGGATATGTATCCAAATATTAATTTTATTGAGGTATGAAAGCATGGATAAGATATTGTTTAGAGCTAAAGAAAAAAAGAATAATACATGGGTATATGGTTCATACATTCAAAAAGGTGATACGCATCTAATATTACCAAAAGGTCAATATCGTTCTAAGAAAATACACTTATATACGTTAGGTCAGTATGTAACTACAGACCCTTATGGACATGATGTGTATGAGGGTGATATTTTGAACGTGGATGACGAATATTTAGCCTTGGTTGATTTTGATAATGAACGTCGGGGTTTTGTATTAAATAGCACTACTTTGAATGAACCATTTGAAGATAGTATTACCGAGTTTTATGTAGGAGGCAATAAGTACGACAATCCAGAATTGGTTGAAGAAATTGAAAAGAGAGAATAGGTATGAGCTTTCAAGAAAATCTAAAATATTATAGAGAAAAAGTTAATTTAAGTAAAGCAGAATTGGCTCGATTATTAGGATTAAAATATACCACATATAATAATTATGAAGTGGGTACAGGTGAACCTAAATCAGATATATTTGTAAAAATTGCAGATACATTAAATATATCGCTTAATGATTTACTAGGACGAAAAGAACAATCAAATGATAGTTTAATAAAAATAAGAAATAAAGTTATGCAAGAAGTGAATAAACAAAATAGACAGTGGGGCGATGAAAGTGAGCTAACACCTCATCAATGGCTCGGGCTTATTCAAGAAGAGGTCGGAGAAATAGCTCAAGCCCTAAACGAAACGTATCTACCTAACAAAACGAAAGCTAAATTAGGTGGTAAAGAAAATATCCAAGCTGAAATATATCAGGCTGCTGCACTTTTGATAAGGTTTTCAGAAAGAATAGAAGGTGAGTAATATGCAATGTGATAAGCGTTATTATGAAGCCGACACAGGGTATATGTGTTGGATTAATAAGAAACCATGTAATAAAAATAACTGTACATTAAAACATAGATTTGCAAAAGAATTTTCTAAAAAGGTAGTAAAAAATATAAAGGTTGGTGAGTGAATGAGAAAGGAAGGGATAAATCCTCTTACAAATGATGGACAATATGCAGATACAACATATAAAAGAGCTGTTGAGAAAATGGACCGTAGAAAGTTTTTTAAATCTATTTGTAGGAAAGTATTCAAACGTGGTAATGAGTTTTTATGGAAACATTTTAATATAAAGATGTTAAGAATTGATTTCTGGGATATGGAAACAGATAATAAAAAAGTAATGAAGGTAGGAAAATATGAATAATAATGGACCTAAGTTGGTAAGAATACCATTAAAGACAGAACAAGAATTTTATAAAAGAAATATTCCTATAATCAAAATTACAAGTATTATATTGTGCTTAATAGCAACTACAATATTTTTAATAGGATAAATCCACTAATTAGGATAGCTAAAATAAGGCTATCCTTTTAGTGTTTATATAGATGGAGGTATTGATTGATGAGAAAAATAAGTAGAATAAAAGTTAATAAGGCTAAAGAATATCTACAACAAGCTTATACAGCCAATGAAAAAATTATTCAATGTAATTATATTTTAGAACAATTACAAGCCTCACCAAGCAAGATGACAACTTCTTATAAAGAAAATATCGGTCATAGTGGTATAAATAATGATGTTAGTGGATATGTAGCAAAACTAATAGAACAAGAAGAAAAAATTGAAGCAATGAAACAAGAGTATCAAAGTAAACAGTTTGAGATAAGTAATTTTATATTGAGCTTGAGTTTCAAGCCAGAAGATGAAATTCTTAGACGTTTGCTCATATTAAGATATTTGAACTTTAAGTCTTTTGATGAAATATATAGTATGCTTAACTACTCATATAATTATATAGTTCAAACTATGCATCCTAGGGCTTTGGAAGTTGTAGAAAGAGCATTAAGTAAAAAGTGTGTGGTCAATAATGGTTAATCGTGGTCGATCGTGGTTAATAATGGTTGATAATGGTTTTAGATTTATGGTATATTATAATTGCAAACAAAAAAGATAAACCGTTGGTAAAAATACCAGCGGTTTTATTGTTTTATAAGTTTATTTTGTATAAATATTGGTATATAGCCATATATTTTAATAATAATATGTATTTTTATTATTTATATTAGAATAATAGCCTTCATGTTGCAAAATCTATGTAATATGCTATACTAAATATAGGCAAAACATGATAAATTGTCATATGGACAGCAAAACCCCATGAAGCTTGCACCTTCATGGGGTTTCTTGCGTTATATAGCTAACGCTGAAGCTAGGCTAGTTGCCACATAAAACCGAAAAAAGCATGTCTAGCCCTTTGCAAATATAGTAGGCAACTATACTTGCCATGACAGCTTCTAAAAACATGATAAATCTTGACACATGGACACCTCCTAACTGTTACCAGTATAGGAAGGGCAACGAAAGATATTATAACATAGAATTATATTTGATGATATAATTCTATGTTATAATATCTTTTATTTGAGGTGATTTTATTATGGAAATTTCAATATTACAAGTTTTAGCCAGTGCTTTTGGTGGTGCTGCTGTGGGTTCTATTATTACAGGAGGTATCGCAATTTGGTTAAATAAACAAAATTATAAGCAAGATTATTATAAAAAAATAATTGATAAACGAATAGAATCTTATGAACAAGTATCTAACTTAAAAAAAATGTTAGAATCCAGTATAGAATATGAAGGCAAAAATGTTCCGTGTTGTTTTTATTCTGAAGAAAATGTAGAAAAATTTAAGGAAATATTTGATATTATTGTAAATAATAGAATGTGGTTAAGCCCAGAAATGCAACAATGCATAATAAAGTTGGATAGCATTCGTGAAAAATTTCTTGAAGATTTGCTAAAAACACTTATACCAAATGATGAGAAAAATATCAATGAAGAAGATGCTAAAATAAAAACTGCCATAAATTATACTAAAATTGCTGTAAATTATTTTAGAGATATTGATGATTGTCGAGAACAAATATCAAACGTTTTAGAAGAAGATTGGAAAAATTTACATGATGTAAAAATTTTTTTCAAATCAATAAAAAAAATCAAAGCACCTAAATAGGTGCTTTTTTTAATACAAAATTTAGGTAGGTGAGGTGATTTGGCAAATAAAAATGTAAAAGATTTAGCTTTTGAAGATTATTGTGCAGGAATGAAATATAAAGATATAGCAGAAAAGTATAATATTAATTTATCAACGATAAAATCATGGGCTAGTCGTTATTGGAAAAAGTTGCAACCTAATACCAAAAAAGTTGCAACTAAAGAAGTTAAAAAGTTGCAACCTCGAAAACCCAAAAACGTACAAACTAAGCGTAATAATAATGCTGTAGATGATTTTCGACTTGAGCTAAAAAGTACCGAAACAAAACAACCTAGAATTAATAAAGGTGGAGCACCTGAGAAAAATACCAATGCTATAAAGCACGGTTTATTTTCAAAATACTTGCCAGCGGAAATATTAGAGCTTGTTGGTACTATTGAGATGATGTCTCCATTAGATATTTTATGGGAAAACATTTGCCTTAAATATGCAGCAATTATTCGTTCACAGCAAATCATGTATGTTAAAGATACTAATGATGCAACTAAAAGAATAACAGTAGACGGTTCAGAAACAACTGTTTATCAATACAAAGAAGCCTATGAAAAACAGGCTTCTTTTTTAATGGCTCAATCACGAGCTATGGGAACTCTTATGAATCTAATTAAGCAATATGAAGAAATGTGCAATGGTAAATTGGCTACAGAAGAACAAAGACTTCGAATTGAAAAACTCAAGAAAGAAATAGCAAAAGATGATAGTCAAGAAACATTGATGGAAGATGATGGCTTTACTAAAGCCATAGAAAATGCAACTAAAGAGGTATGGCGAGATGATTAAAAAAATAAAAAATATTATCAAGCCTGTTATTAAATTTAATACTTTTAGTAGAAAACAGTTGCAGATACTTACATGGTGGGAAAAGGAAAGTCCATATAGTAAATATAACGGTATTATATGTGATGGTTCTATTCGTGCGGGCAAAACTGTACCAATGGCAATATCTTTTGTTTTATGGGCGATGAAATATTTTGATGCCCAAAATTTCGCAATGTGTGGAAAAACGGTTGGTAGTTTTAAGCGAAATGTGTGGAAATGGCTTAAGCCAGTATTAATACTTCGAGGATTTGCGATCGAAGAAGATAGGACAAGTAATTTGATATATATCCAAAAAGGCTATGTAGTGAATTATTTTTATATCTTTGGCGGGCGTGATGAGTCCAGTCAAGATTTAATACAGGGTATTACTTTAGCAGGTCTGTTATTAGATGAAGTAGCACTTATGCCAGAAAGTTTTGTTAACCAAGCTACTGGTCGTTGTTCAATTTTAGGTGCCAAATTATGGTTTAATTGTAATCCAGAAAGTCCTGTGCATTATTTTTATACAGATTGGATACAGAAAGCTAAAGAGAAAAAATTTCTTCATATACACTTTATGATGGAAGATAATCCGTCATTATCACAAGAAGTGATACAGTCTTATAAAAGCAGATATGCAGGAGTATTTTTTCAGCGTTTTATTTTAGGATTATGGGTAATGGCACAAGGTGCTATTTATAAAGATTGTTTTGATGATGATAATTTATTTGGTGATGAATTAATAGATTATATAAGTCGAAATATATTTAGAATGAAACGTTATATATTTATTGATTATGGTACAGTAAATCCTATGGTTTTCTTAGATGTATATGATGATAATGAAAAATTATATGTGGTGAACGAGTATTACTACGACAGTAAAAAAACTGGTATTGAAAAAACAGACCTTGAATATGGAGAGGATTTATTAAAATTTGTAGGCGATAAAAGCATAACACCTGCTTATGTAATAATTGACCCTTCGGCTGCTAGTTTTAAAGTTTTGCTTCGTAAAAAAGGATTAAGAGGAAAAGTAGCGGATGATACTATAAATGCAGATAATAAGGTTTTAGAAGGAATCCGCCATGTATCCTCTTTACTAAAAAAGAAGATGTTATTATTTCATAAAGATAATTGTAAAAACACTATAAGTGAAATGAAATCTTATGTATGGGATGATAAAGCTTTAAAAAACCAAGCCAAAGAAAAGCCATTAAAAATAGCAGACCATGGACCGGACGCAGTACGTTATGGTTGTTTTACTCTTATAAACCCAAGGAGGTATAATAGTGCGTCGTAACAAAAATAAAAATAAAAAAATTATACGTGCCAAAGCAACAGACGCATTTCAAAATATGTTGGCACGTATGGGTGCTTTTACCCCTAGCTTACTAGAGGGTACTAATTATCCACTAACTAGACTTACAAGAAATTTTAACTTAATGAATTCTTTATATCGTAGCCATTGGATAATTAGAAATATCATTGATGTTATTCCGCAGGATATGACCAAAAACTGGATTAAGATTACATCTAACTTAACACCAGAAGCAATAACAGAATTAAAATCTGTAGAACGTAAAACAAGTATTATAAAAAAGATAACACAAGGCTTACGTTGGGGAAGGTTGTATGGCGGTGCTTTAGGTATAATGCTAATAAAGGGGCAAGGGGAAGATTTAAGCAAGCCTTTAGATTTGGATAGTATAATGCCTGGAGATTTCAAGGGAATGCTTATTCTTGATAGATGGAATGGTTGTTATCCTGGTACAGGATTAGTAACAGATATATCAGACACTGAATATGGGCTACCAGAATATTACTATGTAACAGACCCAGAAACTAATATAAATATTAATATTCATCACAGCCGTGTTATTAGGTTTACCGGAGATGAATTACCGTATTGGGAATGGTTAGCAGAACAATATTGGGGAGCTTCAGTAATAGAATCGCTTTTTGACGAACTAAAAAAACGTGATAATGTTAGTTGGAATATAGCAAATTTAACATTTCTAGCTAACTTAAGAGTATTGAAAATGAGTGATTTAGGTCAGCTTTTATCAACTACAGATGTTAACAGCCAAAGAGAGTTATATGATACAGTACAATCTCAAAATTGGCTAATGAACAATTTTAGTATGCAAATACTGGATAAAGAAGATGATTTTAGTACTCATCAATATACATTTAGTGGATTAAGTGATGTTTATCAACAATTCATAATGGATATAAGCGGTGCTGCTGGAATTCCCGTTACTAGATTATTTGGTCGTTCTCCCGCTGGATTAAATGCCACAGGGGAAAGTGATTTGCAAAACTATTATGATATGATAGAAGAAAAACAAGAAAGTACATTGCGACCAATAGTAGAAAAGTTGTTACCAATAATAGCTATGAGTACATGGGGAGTTATTCCTGATGATTTAGATTTTAGATTTAATCCAGTACAACGAGCAACAGAAGAAAAACTTGCAGATATTGTTGCTAAGAAATCAGCTGCTATTCGGGAGGCTAGAGATAGTGGAATTATTTCAGATAGAATAGCACTTAAAGAATATAAACAAATGAGTGATACTACAGGTATGTGGACAAACATTACCGATGAAGATATAGATAAGGCAAGTAATGAAATTGATATACCTGTAGAAACAGATTTTGGATTAGAACCTAATATTAATGGTGGTTTAAGTAATGAAGTACAACAAATGGAAAATGAAAAGGACAATTGAAAAAGCTTATGCTAATGCTATAAAAAAGCTAATACAAGGACTACAAGATGAATTAAAAAATCTTGATAGTCCTTTTTTAATTACAAGCACAATAAAGTCCTTAGCTAGACAGCCTACATTTATAAAAAAAGCGGAAGCGTTGGCTAAAGGAATGGTTACTCAACTTTTTTCCGACAACGTAAAATCTTGGAGACAAGCTGCTAATAAAGGTAGTCAAGGTAAGATGATATATAAAGAATTACAAAAAGGATTAACTGGACAAATAAGAGTTACTTTTAATGAATTGATAAACCAAAATGCAAATTATATATCATCTTTACCTTTGGATATTGCCAAATATGTCGATAGGCGAATAGCAAAAGGGGTATTAGAAGGAAAACGTGCTACAGATATACGAGATGAAATTCTTAGGTATTATCCACATATAAGTGAAACTAGGGCACAATTAATAGCAAGAACAGAAACAAGCAAAGCTCAAACTGCATTAACAAGAGTAAGAGCTCAAGCTATAGGTCTTAATTGGTATGTATGGCGAACTAGTGAAGATAGTAGAGTGAGAAAAAGTCACTCTCATATGGAAGGAGTACTTATCAACTTTAACTATCCTCCTAGTCCTGAAAGATTAATAAACAAAAAATCCTATGGAAATTATAATGCCGGAGATATATTTAATTGCAGATGCTATCCAGAACCTTTAACAGACATTAATGATATTAAATTTCCGCATAAAGTTTATTATGGTGGAGCTATTCGCAATATGACTAAAAATCAATTTTTAAAAATAATGTGAGGTGGTGAGAAAATGAAATGATATCTTATTATGGCTCTAAAATATCCGATAATTTAACTAAAACTCCAGAAGGTTTTTTAATTTGTCATAATGTACCAATTGCTAGAACTGGACAACAACTATATTTAGGCAGTGAAACTCCTTTTAAAGAATTGCCTAGCAATGATACTGTAAAAATAGTGAGACACCCAGAAGAAGTATTTTCCAAAGCTACCCTTGCTTCTTTTGAAGGAAAACCTGTAACGGATGACCACCCGCTAGAAGATGTTACTCCACAAAATAGTAGAACATACTTAAAAGGTATTTGTAGAGATGTAAGAAGAGGCATTGGTGAATATAATGACTGCATTGTTGCTGATTTAATGATTTATGATCCAATGCTAATTGATGAGATAACATCCAAAGAAAAACGAGAGGTGTCTTGCGGATATGATTGTTTTTGGGAGTTAGGGAATGATAATACTATTATTCAAAAACAAATAAGAGGTAATCATATCGCTATCGTAAAAAATGGTAGGGCTGGGCATAGGGTAGCTGTTAGAGATAGTAAACCAGAAATTAAGAATAAAGTTAATAATGGAGGCAAAAAAATGAGTTTAAAAGCTATAAAAAATAAAATGTTTGCCATGTTTGCGAGAGATGAAAATTCTACACCAGAAGAAATTGCAGAAGCAAGCAAACTTTTACATGATGAAAAAACAGAAATGAAGCCAGAAGAAAATGTAAAAGATGAAGGTCCATCTGTTGGTGAGCTTATGGCAGAAATAAAATCTTTAAAAGAAACAATGCAGGCTATTATGCAGGCAGAAAAACGTGAACCTGAACATAAAGAAGATGAAATTTCTACTTTAGATGAATTAGAAAATCAACTTATTGGTACAAATGATGAAAGTGTAACAGAGCAGGAAGAAGCAGTTACCGTAGAACCAGAAGAAATCAACGATGAAGAAAGCATGATTAATAAACCTGCATGTGATACTCTTGCAAATTTAAAAGTTTTAAAGCCTATCGTTGCAAGTATTAAAGATAAAGATACTAGAAAAAAAGCTATTGATAGTTTAGCAAATCTTGTTCGTGGAAATGTACAAGATAACCAATATGCTACTGTGCTAAAAGCTAGTAGAAAAGCACAAGATAACAATAATACAGTTAAAAATGAAGATTTAGGGAAAATGTGGGCTAAAAAATATAATCCACAATATAAGGGAGGTAAATAATATGGCAGGTTATGCAATTGGAAAATCCATGAATTTAGGTTTCCCAGGAACTTATGCACGCACACCAGATGATGTAATTATGTCTAGAGCAGTGAAGGAAGATAGCAAGGCTATTCCTTTTGGAGCTCCTGTTATTTTAAATAGTGATAATACTTATTCTGTGGGTGATGCTACGCTTACAGCAGATAATTTTGCTGGTGTAGCAGTAAGAATTGTACAGCAAGCTGTGCAGTATTTAGCACAAAACAGTGGAGCATATCAACCAACTCAACCTTGTTCTGTTATTCAGCGTGGTAATGTAATGGTTACTTGTAATGTTGGTACACCTACAGCAGGCGGAAAGGTTTATGTTAGAACAGCAGGAGAAGATAGCGGAAGTGGAAAAATAATCGGTGGATTTGAGGCTACAGATGATAGTGGTAATGTAGTGGAATTGCCTAATGTTTGTTGGGCAACTGGAAAAATTGATGCTAATAAGGTCGCTGAAATTTGTATTAAAACTAGAAATAATCCATAAGGGAGGAATAATTTAATGTCTACACCAATTATTATTAATCCAGCAAATACCATGAAAAATGCTGGTAATTTAGCTAATTTTGCAATGAAACAAGGTGGCGGACTTTATGGCGGAGCATATGATGCTGCAACTGCTTCAGGTATGGCTTACCTTGTGGGTGAACTTGAAAAAGTAGACCCTAAAATTCGTGAACCATTAACAGCTGTTACATGGCAACGTGATATAGTTGCCGAGACAGGCGGTGGCTGGGTAGAATACACTAGCACTTTTGATGTAAATTATGGTATTTCTGCTCCTAATGGTGGTGGTATTCAAGGTGGTAGTTCCACAGCTATTCCTGCTGTACAGGTAGATATTGGCAAAAATCAATATCCTGTACACACATGGATGAATGTATTAAAAGTGCCACTTGTAGACCAAAATAAACTCCAACAAATTGGAAGAAATTTAGAAGATTTATTAGATAGAGGTTTGCGATTAAACTATCAAAAAGCTGTAGACCAGAATGTCTATGTAGGTTATGACGAATATAAAACAACTGGTATTATCAATAATCCTAATGTTGTAACTGCATTGGTTGCAGAAGGTGCACAATCAGATACAACATGGAAAAAGAAAACACCAGATGAAATTTTAAATGATATTAATACAGCTTTAACTGAAGCTTGGACTGCTGCTGAATATGATATGCGAGGAATGCCTAATCAAATTTTAATACCTCCACAACAATACGCGTATTTAGTAAGTCAGAAAGTTAGTGAAGCAGGTAATGTTTCTATTTTACAGTTTTTATTAGAGAATAATATTGGTAAAAATCAAGGTATTGATGTTCAGATTTATCCTTGTCGTTGGTGTATTGGTTCAGGTCAATCTAAAAAAGACCGTATGATGGTTTATGTAAATGATAAAGATATGTTGTATTTTGATATGACAGTACCACTAACTCGTGCATTAACACAACCAAGTGTAACAGATGCAGCTTATTTAACATTATATGCTTCTCAATTTGGTGTTCCTAAATTCTTATTTTATCAACCAGTTCGTTATTATGATGGTATTTAATAGGAGGATATTATGCGTATTTTAACTAAAAAAAGATATCAATTTGGTCATGGTGATACTAAGGTAATAACTACAGGTAACTATGCAATTGAGGATGTTCCTGATTGGGTGGAAAAGGATCCATTATTTAAATTAGCAAAGGAAGATGGAGATATTGAGGTATTAGAAGCAAAAATTCAATCTTCATCTGTGAAAGTAGAAGCTGAAGATAAATCTAAAGAAGTAAAAACTGATGTAAAAGTAAAAAAATCTAAAGAGGAGTGATGACCTATGGTTATCACTTTTGCTTCTAATATAAAATGTGGGGATAATCCTGCATACACATTGGATAATTTTTTAAAATTTTATCCGCAATTTAAGGATATAGTACCAGATGTAGTAGCAAATTCTTTTTTAGAGTTAGCCAATAATAATTTGCAGTATAGAAGATATCATGGGCAATGGGAGTTTTGTATGAGTTTATTTATAGCTCATTTTTTAACTTTATATCTTGAGTCTATGAGCGATAGTGATACGCCTTCTGCTGATGAAGTTATATCTTCTGCGACAGTTCGTGGAATAATTACAAGTGAGTCTGTTAGTGGTGTATCTTATTCACAAGATGTATCTACAATAACTAATGATTTAGATGGTTGGGCTCAGTGGAAACTTACTAAATATGGGGTTCAATTCGCATCTATTGCTAAACTCATGGGTAAAGGTGGTATGTTGGTATGGTAAACATGATAAAAGTAAAACATAAAAGTAATTTAAGTGCTTTAAAGAAAAGTATAGAATTACTTGGAAAAAGTCGTGTTTATGTAGGTATACCAGCAGAAAATGCAAGTAGAGATAATGGAAATGACATAAATAATGCTGAACTATTGTATATTCAAACTCACGGTGTAAGAAAAAAATCTATGCGTGAAGAAATGCAATTAGCATTAAATGAAGGTAAAGCATATTCTAAAGCTTATGAAATGTACATTAAATCTCATGGTTCACCATTGTGGCATGTACCACCAAGACCTGTTATTGAACCAGCAATAAATGATAATAAAAAAGAAATAGCTAAAAGATTGATAGCTGCTTATGGCAAGGCTATGGAAAATATTTATGCTGGTGATAGTATGCAGACAGCTATGCAACATTTAGAAGTAGTAGGTATGTATGCACAAAATATTGTTAGAGCATGGTTCACAAATCCTAATAATGGTTGGGAACAAAATTCGCCTTTAACTGTTTCTAAAAAAGGAAGTTCTAATCCACTTATTGATACTGGCGAAATGCGAAAATCTATAACTTATGTGGTGAAATCAGATGAGTAGAGTAAATGTAAAACGAGTTATAGTATCACCTAAATTCAGACAAGTATATACTGTTACTAGAACAAAAGGACATTATGAAAAAGGTAAATTTATATTAGATGAGCCTATTAAATTTGATATATCTGGTGTTATAACAGTAGCTAGTGCTAAAGAAGTAAATATGATACCAGAAGGCGATAGAATAAATGGAGCTATGGTATTTTATAGTTTAGTACCTTTACACACTACTACAAATAATCCAAATGCTATATCTGATATCATTGAATGGCAAAATAATAAATATAAAATAATGCAGGTTAATCCATGGATTGATTATGGATATTATCAAGCGATAGCGGTTCGCATGGAGGGCTATTGATATGATTACAACCTTAGATGAACTAGAAGATATATTATGGGAAGAGTTAATGTCTATTTTAGGATATGAAATAGATAATCCTGCATGGTCTATTAATCCGCCGGTTAGAAGAAGTTGGCAACAACAAGGACAACCAGGTTGGAGCATTAATGATGATATTTTATTTTTTAAAATATTTGATGAATCAGGTCAAGATATAACTATTCCTGTAGATACTATTATTAATAATGATTTAGCGGAAGATATCCAAATTAGTAAAGGACAAACGAGAGTTTTAAGAGTAAATCTTATAGCTTATGGTCCTAATTCATATGATAATCTCATTAATATAAGAAATTACTTTCATGCTAATAGAAGTGAAATTTTAAAAGAAAATAAAATCTATCTAATACCAAGCTCTGATGTTCCCTTAAGAATGCCAGAGCTTTTTTTACAACAGTGGTGGGAAAGGGCAGATTTAAATTTAAGATTTAACTGTCTTATGACATACACTACACAAATTAATGAAATTAAGATTGTTCCACTTAATGTATATGGTAATGCTAGTGGAGAAACAGTGATTGAAAATCATAGAGAAATAACGAAAGGGGATTAATCTATGGCAACAACAAAATCTTTAAGTCTTACCCCTATTGTAGATGTACAAATAACATTAGGTGCTGTTTCTGCTCCTAGGAATAGCTTTAATTTAGGTCTTATTATTGGTAGTTCTACAAAAACTGAACCTTTAAATGAGACAGTAATTCCGACAGCAGAACGTATTCGTATTTATACAGATTTAGATGATATGTTATCTGATGGATATACAACAGATAGCTCAGAATATAAAGCGGCTTTATTAATGAAATCTGCAACTCCATTGGCACCTAATCGTATTGCTATTGGGTGTTGGGATAAAGCAAATGATGAGGAAGCAGTTGATGCTGTTCGTGCTTGTCGTATTGCTAATGCAGAATGGTATGCTTTTACAGTTTGTGGTGCTACTAATGATGATATAAAAGCGATAGCTCAATATACAGAAACAGCAGAACCAAGTAGTACTTACTTTTATACAGTAGCTACAGAAGATGTATTATCTAGTTCTGGTAATAGCACTGACATATTTATTTTCTTAAAAGATAAAAATTATCGTCGTTCATTTGGTCAATATTGTGGACAAGAAGATACACCAGATGCCGTAGCAGCAACTATGGGCTATGCTATGGGTAATAATACTAGTCTTGCTAATAGTGCCTATACTTTAGCTTATAAATCACTACCAGGAGTAACTACTGACGATTTAACTAATACACAAGTTGAATATATAAAAAGTAATTATGGCAATGTTTATATAAATCGTGGCTATTATTATGATGTATTAGAGCAAGGAACTATGGCAGATGCAACAAGATTTGATGAAATTTTAAATCTTGATATGTTAAGTAATAATATTCAGTTGAATATTATGGATTTACTGTATCAATCTACTAAAGTTCCACAAACAGATGCTGGTGTGACTAGCATAATGAATGCTACTGCGGTTGCTTGTGATCAAGCTGTTAAGATTGGTTTTATCGCTCCTGGTAAATGGAATGGTTCAGCAATTTTAAATTTAAAAACTGGAGATACTTTACCAGATGGATATCTTATTCAAGCAGAGTCAGTTAATGACCAATCACAAGCAGATAGAGATGCACGTAAATCACCACCAATTTATGTATCTGCAAAACTTGCAGGGGCTATTGAACATGTAACTATTGGTGTTACTGTTAATAGATAGGAGGTTATTTAATGGCTTTATCAACATATTCTTTTTTAGATTTATCAGGTTCTATCTCTCATCCTACAATTGGTTCATATTTATTTACTGGTGAAGGTGTTGGAGATATAAATATATCCATGAGTACAGACCGTTCAGCTCATGATGTTGCATCTGATGGTTCTGTAATGGTAAGTAAAATAGCTGGCAATAATGGTACTATAACTATTACAGCACAACAAACTAGTCCTTTACATTTTTGGCTTCTCGATTGGTATAATACCCTTTGGAGTTTGCCAACTAGTGAATGGGCTACAACATCAATGTTATTAAGAAATACATCTACTGGTGGAAGTCATACAATAAAAGGGATATCACCACAAAAGGTGGGAGATACACCATATCAACAACAAGGTCAAAGGATTACATGGACCTTAATGGCGGCAGATATTCAACATAATTCTAAATAAGCTACATCTATTTTGATGTAGCTTTTTATTTTAAGGAGTAAATTATGATTAATAAAACAAAAATAATTGAATTAAATGGATATAAATTTAAAATTAAAAAATTAAACGCTTTTACAGCATCTTATATAGCTGTGCAAATAGGTTTTTCTTTAGCAGGTGGTTTGATTAATGCGGGTAATACAAATAAAGTAGATATGTTACAAAAAGCAATAAGTGGCATTGGTAAAGATAAGTTTATTGAAATACAGAAAGATTGTTTATCTGCGGTAGAAATCCTAAATAATATAAATGGTTCAGAAATGCCGGAAGCTTTAATATTAAATAATGGTAGTTTAAGCCACAAAGAATTAGAAAATGATTTTATGACAATTATATTATTAACGATTGAAGTGGTAATGTTTAATGTTGAGGGTTTTTTCGGAGAAAAAGGCTTGCAGAGCTTGACGAACTCCCTGCAAACCAATTCCAAACAGTAAAAGCAGATACATTAAATGAATTCCTTTATAGACCTGTTCTTGCAGGTTTATGGAAACAGCATGAGCTTTGGGACGGTACTTATGATTTAGATGATTTGATTGCTATACATGAAATGCTAGATATAAAAGCAGTTAATGATTATAGAGCTAGTATTGTAAATAATAATAGTCAGTGAGGTGAAACCATGGCAAATACTAATGTAATTGAAGAATATTTGGTATCTCTAGGTGCAATAGTCAATAATGCACAGTTTAGCGAATTTAATAATACAATTAATAAAGCTAAATCTGCTGTAACTAAATTAAGTGATAGTGCTATGGATACCACCACATCACTTGGCAAAATGGTAACAGGTTTGAGTGCTGTTGCTTCTGCTATAACTGCTGTCGGTTTTGCCACAGCTAAAACTATAAAATCTGTAGCGGATGCAGACATGAAATATCAAGTACTAGCTAAAGATATATGGACCACGAAGGAAAATGCTAAAAGTCTACAATTAGCATTAGATACAATGGGGGCAAAACTTGAAGATGTTGCATGGATTCCAGAATTAAGAGAACAATTCTTGCGTCTTAGATCAGAAATGCAAGAACTTCAAACTCCAGCAGATGCAAATAATCAACTAAAGTATATTCGTTCAATTGGCTATGAATGGCAATCTTTTATGCTTAAGATAAAGATGTTAAAAGAATGGGTAGCTTATTATTTAATAAAGTATTTAGCAGGGCCTATTGAAAGAGTTCGTCAGGGATTAAAAGATATAAATGAAAATTTAAAAATGAATATGCCAAGCTGGGGTAACAAAATAGCTAAAGCATTAACAATAGTAGTCAATTTAGGTATGAACCTTGCACGTTTTGGTAAAACTGCTATAGATACCATTTCTAGATTTTTTAATATGCTACCAGAGGGAGCACAAAAGATTATTAAGTTTATATCTATAATCGGTATGGCTATAAAGTTAAATCCTTTTTTTGCTGCAATGAGTATAATGATACTTCTTATAGATGATTTTTATGCTTATATTGATGGTAGAAAATCAGCAAAAACTTTAGCTCCAGTATGGAAAAAACTTCTTGAAGTTTGGGATGATTTACAAGTTTATTTTGAAAAAGGAGAGTATTATTTACAACTCATTATCTCCTTGATAAATACTGAAGCACTACCAAAGCTAAAAAATTGGTGGTCAACCTTTAAACAGATTATGGATAACTTGGTTGAAATATTTTTCCGTATATTGGAGATATTAAAATATATGTTTCAAGATTTTGATGTAATCGGATTATTTATGCTTATGGGAGATAGTGTATCTAGTTTAGTTGATGGTGTTCTTGATTTAGTAGAAGCCATAGTGGAACTTATCGCTAAATTATTTGGTTTAAGTGTAAAAGGTAAGGAAGTTTGGTGGGCTTTTGGTAAAGGTATAGAAAATACTTTAAGACTAATGACAAGACTTGTAAGATTAACGGGTGATTTATTTAGTGCATTAGCTAAAGCTGCAAGAGGTGATTTTAAAGGTGCTTTCAAACAAGTAATTCGTGCTTTTGGTAATTTTGGCGAAGGTATTCTTGATGATGTAACTAAAGGAAAAGTAGGAGATGCCTCTGATGATGCAAGAAGTGAAAGAGCTCAATATATAATGCGTCGCCTTATAAATGGTGGTCTTACACCAGTTCAAGCTGCTGGTATTGTTGGTAATTGGATACAGGAATCAAGTTTGAATCCAGAAACTGTAAATGGTATAGGAGCTTCTGGTATTGGTCAATGGTTAGGAAGTAGGCGTGAAAATTTAATAACTTTTGCGTCTAATCGAGGTAAAGATTGGACGGATTTAGATACTCAAATTGATTTTGCACTTTGGGAGATGAATGAAGGTGGAGAATTTTTTAATATAGATGGAGCTAGGGATGATTTTTATTCTACAGATAGTCCGTCTAAAGCTGCTGTAGCTTTCAGAAAAGGATATGAACGTCCTGGAAAAAGTGAAGCTAATGATTCTAATAGAATTAATAAAGCTGAAACAGCTTTTGATGAATGGAATAAAACAAATCCTAGTAGCAATTATGATTATACAGATGCTAATAAATCTAGTGGACCAGTACATCTAAATAATAATAAATTAGAAGTAGATGACTTCTACACACCACCAAAAGAAGATTATAGTCAATACTTTGAAAAGACTGGATTTAGTGGTTTTTTAGGTCAAGGAACTTATGCACATAGTTTAATAGGTGGTAGCGGTATGCCGATAATGACAACAGCTAATAATTATAATGGTTCAAGTGTCAATATAGGTCAGATAAATATTACAGCACCAAATGGAACAGAGCCAATGACAGCAAAAGATGTAGCAGGAGCTGTTAAAAAGGTAATACCAGATGTAAATATTGGTGGTATTGGCAATAATGCACGAGATATTAGAAATATTAGTGGGGTGATAGTATGAGTTTATTTTCTACAGGCTCTATTAATACTTTATCTGCATTATGGCAATTAGGAAAAATAACTGTAGATAGAGCAAATGGTGGTACAGGTTTTTTCTCAAAAGGATATCGACCTAAAGAGTGGAATGTCGCTAGTGGTGTAAGTGATGTAATAACCAATGGTAATATTGGGGATATAACAAATTTATTAGGAACAGATTTTTCTTTAGGTAGTTTAATAGGTTCATATATATCAGGAGATTTTAATTTTGATGTAACAAAAATAGGAGGCTCAAACAGCGAATTAGTATTAGTTAAAACTAATATTGGAGGCTTCTTTTTTGATGCCGTACTAAATGAACAACATGATAGTGAGCTTACTATAACACAACACCCAGTACAAACCGGAGCTAATATAGCTGATCACAGTTTTTTAAATCCGTCTACTTTAACTATGGAAATAGGTATGAGTGATGCTATGGCAACAATGTTAGAAGGTCAATTTACGGAGTATTATACAAAATCGGTATCTGCTTATGAAAAGTTAAGAGAATTGCAAGCTTTAAGATTACCGCTAGCAGTTCACACTAGATTGCATCATTATGATAATATGCTGATACAAAATATTACAGCACCAGATAATTATAGGACACAATATGGTTTACGGTGTACAGTAACGTTACAAGAAATATTTGTAGTAGATGTAGCTACAGGAACAGTATCAACTCGAAACTGGGCATCTAGTGGTACTACAAACAGAGGAGAAGTTCAACCTCAAGAAACGGAACAACCGGGAAGCGGTTTGTATGAAGCGGGGTTTTAATTATGCTATATACGATACCATTAACAAATACAGCTAATCAAACGCTTAGTTTTAAAATAAATATAAACAAAACTAATATACACATAAAACTTTTTTTGCGTTATTTAGAGGAATACAAGCACTGGACAGTTGATATAAGTAATGCAGAAACTGGTGAAATGTTAATAGCAAATTTACCTCTTGTTCCAGGAGGTGGATTAGCAAGTAATATATTAGCTCAATACGAATATTTGAATATTGGAGAAGCTTATATTGTAAAATCTGGTGAAACTCAACTTGAATATCCAGATAATGAAACATTAGGTTCAACTTTTTTATTGTTGTGGGGTGTATTAGATGAGTAATTTTTTATATCTTAGAAAATATCGTATAGTTGTTGCTTCTTCAACTGCGGAAATTGACAATACACAAACAACAAAAGGAAATGAGAAAAGCGATACGTCTAATGAAAATAAAGAATATGCATTAGACGTATCGCTTTTGCATTGTGTTTTCAGAGTTCGCAGAGGTATGGATTTTAATAATCATGCTGAAGTTAAAATTTATAATTTGAACAAAGATACCGAAGAAAAAATAATAAAAGAAGGAGACAGGCTTATTATTTCCGCTGGATATGAAGGTTATTTGAATACAATAAATTTAAATCCAGAAGATACTAAAAAGGCTGTAGGTTCTAATTTTGTAAGTAAAAAAGATAGTAAAAATAAAACGAAAGAAGATAATAATCCTCAGCAAATACAAGAAAGTCAGCCAAAACAATATGGGAAAATATTTGATGGTCAGATTGTACAGGCTGTTAGAAGTAAAGAAAATAATACAGATTATGTGCTTACTTTAGTATGTATAGATGGGGATACTTTTTTAAATATGAACTTTATATCACTTAGTTGTGTTCGCGGTCAAAATCCTCGAAATGTAATAGATACTGTAGTATCTAAGGCAGAGAAGCCAACACAAGTAAATAGAGTATCACCAACAATAAGTGGGCAAACATTACCAAGAGGAAAAGTTTATTTTGGTAGACCGAAAGATATTCTTACAGACGTGGCACGGGGTAATAATGCTAATGTTTGGATAAATGATGGTCAGGTAAATATTACAAAAATTACAGATACTTACACAGATGAAGCTTTAATATTAACTCCTAAGAATGGATTAATTGGATATCCACAACAAATACAATATGGCGTTTCATTTAGGTGTTTATTAAATCCTAAAATAAATGTATTATCTATGGTTCAGTTAAAAAATACAGAAATAAACGGTATGCAATTACAGATGAATATGCCAGGAAAAAGTCAACCACAGACACTGCAATTGGATGAAGAAAATATGTATCAAGCTTATGAAGTTGAACATACTGGAGATACTAGAGGCAATGATTGGTATACAACAGTTAATGCTTATAGTAGATATGGAAAAGATGTAGTTCCTGCAATGATGAAAGGAATTGGCTCTAATCCAAACAGTATATAAGAGGTGAAACAATGATTACATTACAAGAAATGATGAATGGTACACCTGCAAAAGATGAATTACTGCAACGTAATACATCTACGAAAATAAGAGTTGCTGTTCCTGGAATAATAAAAGAATTTAACTCATTAGAACAAACAGTTATAGTTCAACCGACAATAAGAGAGTTAGTAAATATTAATGGCCAACAGCAATGGCTTGATTTGCCGTTACTTTTAGATGTTCCTATAGTATTACCACGTGCTGGTGGATTTGTTATTACAATGCCTATAAAAAATGGTGATGAATGTCTTATTATTTTTGCAGATAGTTGTATTGATGCATGGTGGCAATCTGGAGGAACACAAAATCAAATTGAGATTAGAAGGCATGATTTATCTGACGCATTTGCTATATTAGGTTGTTGGAGTCAACCTAATGTTGTAGGTGAATATAACACTAATGCTATGCAGTTAAGAAATACAAGTGGAAGTTCTGCAATAACTATTTCAGATAGTGGAATAGATATAACATCATCTAGCATAACACTTAACGGAACAACTACAATTGAAGGTATTGGGTTTATGGGGCATAAACACAGTGGAGTACAATCTGGCGGAAGTATAACAGGAGGTGTAAGTGGGTGAAATATAGACGACTTGATATAAGTGGAGATTATACACTTGGTAGAAATCGTCAGAACTTTTTAACAGATGTAGACGCCGTAGCACAAGCAATAAAAACACGACTTCTTTTATTATATGGCGAATGGTGGGAAGATTTAACAGACGGATTGCCATTGTGGCAAAGAATGATAGGTAGTGTAGGCAGTGATGAGAATAAACAGGTGTTAGATTTAATTGTTAAAGAAAGAATAAATGGAACAACTAATGTAAATAGTGTAGTGAATTTTATATCAGAAATAAAAGATAGAAAATATACTTTTACTTGTTTAGTGGTTACTGATTATGGAAACCTTACAGTTAGTGTTTAAGGAGGGATAGAATAATGGCATATTTTGCACCATACATTGATGACGCTGGATTACATATCCCTACTTATCAAGATATTAAAGATGATTTAGTAACTGAAGCGAAAAAGATTTTTGGTGAGGACATATATCTTGAAAATGATAGTATGGATTATGAATATATATCTGCTATAGCTTTAAAAATGTATGATACTTTAAATAGTATTGTATATGTATATAATAGCCGTTCACCAGTTACTGCTATAGGTTCCGGATTGGATACAGTTGTTAAAATAAATGGTTTAAAACGAAAAGCTGCTAGTTATTCTACTTGTGTAGTAACTTTAACAGGAATACCTCAAACAGTTATTAAAAGTGGTGTAGTACAAGATATTTCGGGTAATAATTGGAATTTATCTAGTAATATAACTATTCCAGAAGAAGGAGAAATTGAAGTATCCGCTATATGTACAGTCTTAGGTTCAATATCTGCTTTAGTTGGAGATATAAATAAAATAGCTACTCCACAATTAGGTTGGATATCTGTTACTAATAAGGTTAATGCCGTTTTAGGTCAACCTGTAGAAACAGATGCACAATTAAGAGCAAGGCAAGCTGTAAGTACAGCATTACCAAGTCAAACTTTATTGGAAGGTACTATTGCGGGTATTGTATCTGTAGAGGGTGTAACACGTCAACGAGTATACGAAAATGATACTAATGACAATAGTGAAACTGAGGAAAACCCATATGGATTACCTGCACATAGTATAACTGCTGTAGTAGAAGGTGGATTAGATGCAGACATAGCAGAACAAATTTATATAAGAAAAGGTGTAGGGTGTTTGACAAATGGAACGACAGAAGTGCAAGTAATAAATAAGTACGATATTACTACACCAATAAGATTTTATCGACCTTCATATGTAGATGTTGATATAACTGTTAATATTAAAAAATATGCTGGTTATACAGATAATGTAGTAGATAATATCAAGAATAATATTTTAAATTACCTAAATTCACTTGGTATAGGAGATAATTTACCTACATCTTTACTTTGGAATAGTGCGTTAATAGCAAATCCGAATTTAACAAGTCCTATTTTTTCGATAACAAGTTTAACAGCAGGAAAACATAGTTCTAGTCAGGGAACAGCTGATATAGAAATAAATTTTAATGAAGTAATACAAGGAAATATTGATAATATAACAGTAAATGTCAGTTGAAGTAGGTGAATACATTGGAAAATATTTATTATTTAAATTTAATACCAAGTCAGTATCGCCTACAACCTAAATTTATGAAATGGCTTGAAGCTGGAATACAAAAGTTACAAGATAGTAATTCTACTGCCCAAGAAATTATATCTAATTTTGATCTAGATACAGCTACTGGTGTGCAATTAGATATAATAGGTAAATTAATAGGTCGCTCTAGGCAATTAGATTTTCAACCGCGTGCGGACGTATCTTCTGTACTAGATGATGATTATTATAGATTATTATTGAAAGCTAAAATTGTTTGGAATCAATGGAAAGGTACGCTTCCAGAATTATATACTGCTTGGCAAGAAATATTTCCAAATGGGAATCTTTTAATATTGGATAATCAAGATATGAGTATGGATGTAATTGTATCGGGAGATTTTTATGTTTTAGAGAAGGATTTAATATATAACGGATTAGTTGTTCCAAAACCAGAAGGTGTGCGTATAAATTATATAATAATTGCACAAAATGCAGATGTACCTATATTTAGTTATGGTTATGATAATGAATTTTTGGGTGGTTATACTACTAATTGGATAAAAGAAGAAACAAGTTTAATTTTTGGTTATGGCGAAGAAACACAAGATATATCTGGATATGATACTGGTAGTTGGTTATAAAAGGAGTGTGAATTATGGCTAGTACTAATTTTTTAGTATTTGATGAAGGTAAACAAAATATGATGAGTGATGGGGATTATAGTGCTAATACCCAAAGAGCAAGAGGTGTAACACCTGGTATTGCTTATCCAAATCTACACAATAAACTTTATTATCAAGTATCTGTTATGGCAAAGGCTATTGCAGATTTTATGGTAGCACAAGGTGCAAATGCTAGTGATGAAGATGTTGAACAATTAACAGCTGATATATCAACTGCATTTACTAATTTTGTAGATAATAAAACAAAAGATGTGTATTTACCGTTATCTGGCGGAACTATGAAAGGTAATATAAATGCCAATGGGTATAATATTACTGCTACTAAATTTATAGGTAATCTTCAGGGTAAAGCTGATAGTGCAGCTAATGCTGATTTAGCAGCAAAAGCTACTACAGCAGAAAATGCTAATAATTCAAGTGTTGCTAATAAACTAGGAACTTCTACAGTGGGAAGTGCTACCAAGCCAGTATATATAAATAATGGTGTTGCAAGTGCTGTTAGTGTAGATTTATCTACACTAGCACCAAAAGCAAGCCCTGGATTAACAGGAACACCAACAGCTCCAACTGCTGCTGTGGATACGAATAATACACAAATTGCTACTTGTGGATTTGTTAGAAATGCTATAGCAAAGTACGCACCTATGTTAGATACAATGAAAAAAATATATCCAGTTGGAAGTATTTACATGTCTACTGTATCTACTAATCCAGCTACGTTATTGGGCTTTGGTACATGGGAAGCAATGCCAGCAGGTCGTGTGTTATTAGCACAAGGTAAATCTTCTTGGGGAACAACCTATAATGCAGGAAGTACTGGCGGTGAAGCAACTCACCAACTCACTGTAGGGGAAATGCCGAGTCATAATCATACTGGTTCTACAAATACTACAGGAAATCATTCGCATAATACACCTACCACTGGAACATATGAGGGTAATGGTAAAGGATATGACCCTGGT